AGTGGTATTCATGCAACTGGTGTTATATCTGCTACATCATATGCTGGTAGTGGTTCTAATCTAACTGGGATAGGTGCTACTATGATGGTATGGGATTATAACCCAGATCCTGGTGATATGAGTGTTCCTGTTGGTACTGGTATAGGAATAACATTTAATCAACAAATTAAGGCAGGTAGTGGTAATATAACATTAAGAGAAACTAATGCATCAGGTACTGTAGTAGAGAACTTTGGTATTGGTAGTTCAGTTACCATTAGTGGTAATGAATTATCAATTACCCCTACAAGTAATTTAAGTGATGGTCAACTTTATCATTTAAGTTATCCTTCAGGTGTCATTACTAACATGGCAGGTGAGAGTTATGTAGGAACAGCATATACATTCCAAGCACTAGGATATAATTATAACTTATTTGGATGGGGATATAATACTGCTGGAAGATTGGGAATAAATCAACCAGGACCATCTGCACGTTCATCACCAACTCAAGTACCTGGTACTAATTGGGCATATGGATCAACTTATGCATATAGTTTATATTCTAAATCTGATGGTACATTATGGTCATGGGGGGATAATACTTGGGGAATGTTAGGACAAAATAGTGCTTCAGAGTCAGTAGAATATTCATCACCAGTTCAAATACCTGGTACTACATGGGCATCTGATAGTTATTATAATGTAAGGGCTAATTATACTGTTGCATCAGCACTTAAAACTGATGGAACACTATGGATTTGGGGAAATAATTATAAGGGGAAGATGGCTCAAGGTCCTAGTGGAAGTGGTAATACTCCAGGATTTTCATCACCAGTTCAAATACCAGGTACTGATTGGAAAACTTGTTGTAGCGCAGGAAATTATTTTACTGTCTCAGGTTGTTTTGCTACCAAGACTGATGGAACAGCATGGGCATGGGGAAGCACTGCTTATGGACAATTGGGATTGAATCAAGGTGGTACTCCAGGACCAAATTCACCACATATTTCATCACCAACTCAAATACCTGGTACTAACTGGGATAGAATTGAAATGAATGGTAGTGAGACTTTAGCAGTGGGACGTAAAACTGATGGAACATTATGGATATGGGGATATAATGCAGTTGGAAGAATGGGAATACCAAGTCTTGCTATTAATGCATCACGTTCATCACCACTCCAAATACCTGGTAGTACATGGTCTGATAAATTTAGTAACTATGGCTCTATGGTACATGCAATCAAAACTGATGGAACATTGTGGTGTTGGGGAGGTAATGGTTCAGGACACTTAGGACAAAATAATAGAACATCATACTCATCACCAGTTCAAATACCTGGTACTACATGGAAAAATGTTGTATCTTTTAGTAATGGAGCAGCAGCAATCAAAACTGATAATACAATATGGTCTTGGGGATATAATGCTCAAGGACAATTGGGAATTAATAATACAACAACACAACGTTATTCATCACCAGTTCAATGTCCTGGTACTACTTGGGATAGATTGATGGGAAATGGAGCTGTATTTGCTATTAAGAAGACAGAGTATTGATATAAATACATAAAAATACTAAGTTATGTCTGAAGTCAGAGTTAATAATATAGTTGATTATGGTGGGAAGGGTGCTCCTACCTTTGATAATGGCGCAGTCATAAGTGGTGTTAGTAGTTTAGGAAATCAAGCAAAGATAGGTAGTAATGTAACTATAACCAGTGGTGGTATCAATGTGAGTGGTGTGACCACTGCTGCTACATTGTCTGGTAATCTCACTGGTGATGTTAATACAGGATTTGTAACAGCAACTTCAGCAGTCATTGGTAGTGGTGTGACTATTAATGCAGGTGGATTGAATATCACTGGTGTTATGACTGCTACTACATTTGAGGGTGATGGTTCATCTATGACTGGAGTGGCAATGACTATTGCTCCTTTAGCATATAACCCTGATGTTAATGATAGTGTAATTACTACAACGTCAGGTATAGGAATAACATTTGATCATAGAATATTAGCAGGTAGTGGTAATATAACTCTAAGTATTGCTACTAATGCAGGAGCAGCAGGAACAGTAGTAGAAAACTTTGGTGTTGGTAGTTCAGTTACTATTCAAGGTAGAAAAGCAATAATAGATCCTACTAATAATTTAAATAATGATGAGACGTATCATATCAACTATCCATCAGGGTGTTTTACTAATACTTCAGGTGATGTAGATTATGTTGGAACAGCATATACATTTGGAACTAAATCATTACAAGTTCAATTATTTGCGCTGGGAGACGGTACTTATGGGGGAACTGGACAAAATAATAGAACCTCATATTCATCACCAGTTCAAATACCTGGTACTATATGGAGTCCTACAAAGGGAGAGTTGATGGATACTGGTGCTGATATGAGTTTACTTACTAGAACTGATGGTACTTTATGGGGATTGGGAATTGATTATGATGGAAACTTAGGACAAAACAAAAGTGGTAGTGCTGCATATTGTTCATCACCAGTTCAAATACCTGGTACTACATGGACTACAAGTATTGGTGGTAACTTACACTCATTAGCAATAAAAACTGATGGAACACTGTGGGCATGGGGAAGAGGTGATTATGGACAATTAGGACAAAATGATAGAACAAAACGTTCATCACCAATTCAAATACCTGGTACTACATGGGATTATGTAAATGGTGATGCACAACATGCTTTTGGTAAAAAAACTGATGGAACATTATGGGCATGGGGTAATAATGAGGATGGATCTTTTGGTAATAATGAAACTGCAGTTAATCGTTCATCACCAGTTCAAGTACCAGGTACTTGGTCTGGAATGAAGGGATTATCTTGTAATTCGCATAACACAGCAGCAATTAAATCTGATGGAACATTGTGGGCATGGGGAAGAAATGCTCATGGTCAATTAGGACAAAATGATGTAGTATATCGTTCATCACCAGTTCAAATACCTGGTACTACATGGAAAGAAGTTAGGAATATAAACTCTACAGGTGTAATTGCAATTAAAACTAATGGAACATTATGGACATGGGGAAGTAATGAAAATGGAATACAAGGATTGAACCAAGGGGATATTAAGTATTCATCACCAGTTCAAGTTGGTTCTGATACTGATTGGGATAAAATTGGTTCATCTAGAAATAATGGAGTAGCAATAAAAACTGATAGTACATTATGGGTATGGGGAAGTAATGATACTGGACAATTGGGGCAAAATAATAGAACAAAATATTCATCACCAGTTCAAATACCTGGTGAATGGAACGCTTACTCTTCTTCTTATCAGGGATTTGGAGCAGTCGTATATGCTATTAAGAAGGTATAGACCAGTTACCAAACTGTCACACGACCACTTGCCATAGTCATTGATACTTTGTATAGTATGAATAGTTTAGTATTGATTTGTGAATTATTCTACACAAGACAGACTCATATTCGTCACCACTTTCATTATCTTTATGAATTGGGGTGTAAGACTATCTGAAGTTGCTATCTTGAGGTTCTCATGATTAAAGCAGAGTTTATATGTGTCAAACCAAAGAGTACAGTAGCAAAGGATAGGTTCCTGAGTGATATGAGACAACTACATAGTTGTAGAGTGAATAGTAGAAGAGATGGACTGACGTTTGTTGAGTCTATTTCTGGAAAGTATTCTTTTTGTCTTAATGAGAATTCAGACGACCACTGGGAGGTTATTAAGTAGTGTTGCTAGAGTATAAAGAGAGTATAAAGTTTATAGATATTAGACCTAACTTATGTTAGAATGTCCTCACATTACTCCTAAAACCATGCTCAATTTAGATGAACGATACCATTCTTACCTAGATGGTAGTAAGAAAATGAGGATTGATGGTGGTGAGGAGAGAGTTATAGCATATGGATGGAACTGTGATGGTAATGATATTACAGGACATTATGTAACAACAGAGAATTATAAGTTATTTTATAATATGGAAGGTATATTTAAAAGAATGGATGTACTTGACAAAGTAACAATTTAATATTAGATTAATTTTTATGAGTGATATAAAATTATATAATGATGATTGTATGAAAATACTTTCCACTTTAAATAGTGGGAGTATAAATTTAACATTAACAGATATACCTTATGATGAAGTAAATCGTAAGAGTGGTGGATTGAGAAATTTGGATAAAAGTAATGCAGATATTATTACATTTCTATTAGATGATTTTATAGATGAAGTTGTTAGAGTAACTTCAGGTAGCATTTATATATTTTGTGGTTCAGTTCAAGTGTCACATATTCGTAATAGGTTTATAGAACATAATTTATCTGTTAGACATTGTATATGGGAGAAAACAAATCCTTCTCCTATGAATGGAGAACATATGTGGTTGTCAAGTATTGAGAATTGTGTGTTTGGTAAGAAGTCTGGTGCATATTTTGATATTAAAGAGAGATGTAAATCTTCTGTTTGGAAATGTCCTACAGAGAAATTTAAAGGTCATCCAACACCTAAACCTATTCAATTGATGGAGAGATTAATTCAAGCAAGTTCTAAACCAGAAGATATTATTCTAGATCCCTGTATGGGAAGTGGTGCAGTTGGTATTGCAGCAAAGAGAACTAGAAGAAATTTTATTGGTGTAGAATTAGATAAAAAATATTATAATATAACTAAAGACAGAATTAATAAAGCAGTTAGTGGTATTGGTGAGAAAAAGGATATTACTTCTTTTCTTTAATTCTATCTAATGCTGCTGCTTTGCGATCTTTTTTTACTTGAGCATCATATTTCTTTTTAACTTTTGTTTTATTGCCTTTATAATCTCTACCCAATCCTTTAACTGGTGTCATAGTCATTCCACCACGTTGACCAGAACCACCTGTACCCATTGCTTTGGTTGCTTGAGGTTTATCTGATGTTGACATAGATCCTAATGCTCTACCCTTACGAGTTGCTGATATTGCCTCTTTAAACTGGTGAAAAGTCTTCATACCACTAGATCTTTCAAGTATTTAGTTTTAGAGTAAAATTGAGATCACTTTAAGTTTTGTTACAAAATCCTAATTAGTAGTTGACCTTAAGGTGGAATGACTATATGATTAGTACAGATCAGTTGAGCAGTAGTTCAGTTGACCTATACTGTTGTTTATTTTGTTTGTTATGTCTACACATACATTCTTGGGACGTTGTGATGTCCCTGATCCTTCAAGATTACCTAATAGAGAATCAAGAAGGAAGTTTCGCACAGGAACTTATTCACATACTATAATTGAAGAAGTTAATAAGATTGATACAGGTGGAGGAACAGAAAAGAACAAAGCAAGAGCAGAAGGAACTGATACAGTTCATGCTGATGCCTTGTTTGGTGAGTTTCAAAAAGGTATTAGATATAGTGAGTTACCACCTATTGTAATTAAAGTTGGTTCGGTTTTCAAGTTAGTTGATGGATTTACTAGAGTAAGAGCATTAAAAAGAAAGAAGCAAGAGAAATGGGTTTTTGATGTTTATGAACTTAATGATGGTTATAAATTAAAAGATCTTTTTCGTGAGATTGGGTTAGGTGCAAATAATCATATTTCTCAGAAAAAAAGCACTAGAGCAGATTTTATTCTTGGTGGAATAGAATGGGTTTCAGAACAGGAGGGAAATGTTTCTAAGGGTAGAATTAAAGATTGGGTAAATAGTATCCCACATTCTTTTTATAATGATCAAGTAAATACCATAGTTAATCGTATTTTTGAGAAAGCACATCCAGATACATCAGTTGCTACATTTACTGAAGCAAGCGCCTCATCTTATCTTGATGGTATGGGATATGCTTCAAAGGGTGCAGTAGATGGTGATGGGTTTGTTGGTCGTACATTTGCTGCTACTTCAAATGCAACTCATGGTCCGCGTAATTTTTGCCATGTACTTAAAGATTTTAAGGAATATGGTAGGAAAACAAGAGTTAATCTTTTTGCACCTAATGGAACATCAGCAAAGGATGTTGAGAAAGTAATTGAATCCCAAAAGAAAGAGTTTATTGAATGGGCAGAAGCAATTCAAGAAATGGCAATTCTTATTAAAGGTGATAAGAATTGGATGCCATTTGAATTTGGTGTGAGACCATCTCAATTAGTAGATGTAGATCCTGAAGGTGGAGTTGTAGAATTATGATATAGTGACAGATTGGGAACTGTCCACTAACCCTTGACTTTTGCAGTCAGGGGTTTTATATTATATGTACTGAGGGAAATTTATGATCAAATTACGTCCTCATCAAGAGAGGATTGTTAAGACAATGACTCAAACCACTAAAGGTCAGGTGATTGTGCCTACTGGTGGTGGTAAGACAATGTGCATGATTACTGATGCACATAGACAATTTCAATATGGTAATCAAACTATTGTAGTTGTAGCACCTAGAATATTATTAGCACAACAATTATCAAATGATTTCTTAAAGATAATTGATAATGCTAAGGTGTTGCATGTACATAGTGGAGAATCAAAGCATTTTAGTACAACTAACTCAAATAGTATTAGTGAGTGGGTTGTTAACAATTGGAATGATAATAAGATAATATTTACAACATATCATTCATTACATAGAATCAAAGAGTCTAGTATTCCAGTAAATACAATATACTTTGATGAGGCACATAATAGTGTTCAACAACACTTTCACACTCCTACTAGATTTTTTGCAACTACAAATAATCGTAGGTGTTTCTTCTTTACTGCTACTCC